TTACTATTTCTAAATAATTTTGAGGACTTCTTAATTTTAAGTAATGTTTTAATTGATTAAAAAATGCCTCAATTGGCACATTTGTATTAGCTCTATACCGAATCGAATATAAATAATTATTTTTAGTATCTTCTATTTTTGTTTTCACTTCTTTTGATTTATGAAAAATAGCATTATCCAATAATATTATATGATTTTTATATTTATTTTCTATAAATTCATTTATAAAATTTATAAATTTTTCTTTATTTATTCCACCTGTTTCTTCATATATTTTTATTCCAACTATTTTTCCATATTTTATAGCACATAAACAATTATACTTTTTATATGGATATAAACCAGTATTATAATATGCTCTTCTTCCTTTATCATTTCTCCCATGTTCTCTCACCATATTCACATAAATAGCAGTTTCATCAATTGATATAATTTTGTCTTTTGAATGTTTAACTAATATTTTATAAAATTCTTTTAATTCTTCTTTCTCATTACCTGTTGGAGGAAAATATCTATGTCTTAATTTTTTATATGTTATATTTAGTTCTTTTGTTAATAATCTATGAATATCAACATAATTAAATGTAGTTTTAAATTTTTTATTTGTTTCTTTTGCTAATTGTTTTAAAGTGACATTAGGATGTTCTTTAATATGTTGTTTTATAATTTTTTTTTGTTCTTCATTAAATATTATTTTCTTTTTACTTTCTTTTCTTTCTAAATTATTAGTTTTGTTGTATTTATTCACCCATCTGTTTAATGATGTTTTAGAACATTTAAAAATTTCACAGGTTTTTCTATAACTTTGATTATCCAAATAATATTTTACTACTGATATTTTATAGTCTATAGAATGATGACTACTCATAATTAAACAAATATTATATATAAATATTATATATAATTAGTTTATATGAGTTATAAAAATAAATATATTAAATATAAATATAAATATTTAGATTTATTAAATAATAATAAAAATATGATAGGAGGAGATAAAAACATAAATAATATTTTATTTATATTTTTTAATGGAGGAGGTTCTGATAAAAATATGTGGTTTGAATTTCAAGGTAAAAAAACTAATATTTTAAATAAAATTGAAAAAATAGGTAAAATTTATTTATATAATCCGTTAACTACATTGACAAATGAAAAAATAAATGAATTTAAAAATTCAGATTCCTTATATATTTTTACTTTATCTGATATAAATATTACAAATCATTGTAAAAATTTATATAATAATGTTAGTAAAATTTCTAATAAATTTTTTTTAATATCACACTCAAGAGGATATATGTTTGCTAGTACATTTTCTAAATTATATAATAAAAATATTATTGGATTTATAAATATTGATGGAGGAAAACCAAAATGTGAATATGAAGAATATTTAAAAATAAATAAAAATAAATATGACAACATAACAAATGATTATATTCTATCATTACAACTTGAATTAAAAAAATCTAATACGGAACAAGCAAAACAAATTGAAAAAGATTTGTCAAATATAATTAATTATTTTACATATAAACAATATAAAAAAACTATATGGAAATATAATTTTCCCGTTTATATTTTAAATAATATTTATGACGATGATGAAATTAATATTTGTATGGATGATTATGTAAAAACTACATTAAAAAATAAATTTGACTATAATAAACAATTAGAATCAAATTCAAATGTAAAATCAATTTGGTATGTTGGTAAAAAACATTGGTTATTTGTATTTGAAGAAATTGAAAACGACATTATTGATATTATAAAAAAAATTATTTATGTCTGATTTCATTTATTTTATGTCTATCCGTATTTAAATGTCTTTCAAATAAATCTTTTGATATGGAACCATAATCACATATTTTACAATAATGTTTAAATCCTTTCTCTCGTTCTTCTAATGTTGAATGTTCATTCAATATATGTTGTTCTAAAATTAATCTATTTTTGGTTTTATAATCACATTTTTCACATTTTGTTGGTTCTTTACAATCTGTTCTTTTTTTTCGTTGTCCTGTTTTATGTAATTCTGTATTTATATGAGCCTCCCATCTTGCTTTTGTATTACATTTAAAATTACATTTATCACAGTTATACTTTATTTTTTTTTCATTTTTTATATTTATATCGTTATTTTCCATATAAAATATATAAATTATATAGATATATTTTTAAATTCAATTAAAAATTTATTTTTTATTATAAAAGAATTTATTTATTTTTTTTTTAATAGAAAATAATTTAAAAATTTATTTTCTATTATTATAATATATAAATGATAAAATTCAAAAAACCTCCTGATAAAATTGTCACTGTTAAATGTCCTCTAAAACTTATATTAAAAGATGATAAGTATAAATCTTTTATTTTTGATGCTTGTTATAGAACTAATCAAAATGTTATTCATACTTACCAATTTTTAAGATTATGGATTTTACATAAATACAATAATAAACAACAAATACCTAAAATAACTAAAGAAACAATTAAAATGGCTTTTAAGGCATTTGTTAAAGAAGGTAGAGGTCCTAAACCTAAAGGCAATAATTTAAAACAATTAAAAGAATTCATTAAATTTTATGATGAACATTATAAATTCTTAGGTCTTCCTAATAAATTAAATGGTGCTTATTTATCACAAATTCTTAATAATATGGCTACTGATATGAAAACTAATATTGATAACAATATAAAATTACATTTTTTTAAATATGTAAATAGATTTGTTAATTCATCATTTAAAAAAATAAATAGTGAATTGATTGAAAAAACAGAAAAAGGAAAGAAAATAGAATTAAGAAAAGAATTAAGTAAAGATGTTTATGAGATTAAACAGGATTTATTAAACAATACTTTAAAATCAAACGTTAAATATCATGATTGGATTAAAACTCATAGAAATAATATATTTCCTAAAGAATTAAAAAATTCCTATGAATTTGATATACAAACAAATCCCCAAAATTATATAAAAGCAATGATTTATATGTGCGAACAAATTGAAAAAGAAGGAACTAAATTATTTCAATTTTTTCCTTTAAGAACTGATATTATAATTAAAAATATACAGATAGATACAAAAAGTCTTATAGAGATATTTATTAGAGACGGTAAAAATGATTTATTAAATAATGTGGAAGGTAATAAAGATAAAATTTGGAATTTAATTTTTAAATTGGATAATCCTATTTTTAAACAGAAAAACTTTGTTTTTGATTATGTTATAAATACAGATTGTTATTCAACTTCAATAAAAATGTTAAATAATAATAATGTTGAAAGTGAAAAAGTTAAAAAAACAAATATGAAAAATAAAAAAAATGAAAACGCTAAATTAACCAAAGATATGAATGAAGAAGAAAAAGAAGAATTTAAAAAAAATGAAGAAATTAAAAAGAAGAATAAAGAAACTGAATTTAGGTTAAAATTAAAAGAAAAAAAAGATAAAGAAAAAGAAGAATTTAAAAAATTACCAAAAGAAGAACAAAAGAAATTAAAAGATAAACAAAAAGAAGAAATTAAAAAACAAAAATTAGAAAGTGGAGAAGAATGTCAATATATAGATGACTTAAATGATACTCAACTAAAAGAACTTGATAAAAATGATTTCGTTGTTTGTGATGTTGGTATACGCGTTCCCCTCCATATGAAAAATAAAAAAGGAATTAGATTCAGATATACCAATAGAAAACACGCTTTTAGAATTAGAAGATTTAAATATCAAAAAATCATTAAAAAACATAAAGATGCTAATAATATTACGCCTATTGAAAATGAACTTTCTAATTATAATTCAAAATCAGTTAATTTTAATAAATTTAAAGATTTTATTCTAAATAAAAACCGTTTTAATAGGCTATTGTTTGATAAATATAATAATGAAATTTTTAGAAAGTATAAATGGTATGGATTTTTAAACAGAAAAAAAGCAGATGCGAAATTAATCAGAGAACTTAAAAAGACATTTGGTAAAGATAGTATTATCATATTCGGAGATTGTTCTCTTAAGGGAAATTGTAAAAAGGGTAATATAAGTACCCCAAGTACAAGATTAAAAAGATTATTAAAAGAAAATTTTAAAATGTATAATATTGATGAATTTAGAACCTCAAAATTACATCATAAAACTGAAGAAGTTTGTGATAATCTTTATATGATGGATAATAACAAAGATAAAACCAAAAGAAAAGAAAGGAAGATACATGCAGTCTTAACATTTAAGATGGAAAAAAAGCAGAGTGGATGTATCAATCGTGATGAAAATGCGGTAAATAATATGATTAAAATAGTAAACCATCAAATAAAATATAAAGAGCGTCCCTTAAGATACAAAAGGGATTACGATTTAACAAAAGGCTCCAACCCAAGTGAATTAAAATTAAATAAAAAAGAATCAAAGAAAATAAATAAGGGTCAAGTGAAGCAATTAGTTCTTAAATGAACGCAATTACATTTATGATAAAAAGAATGGGAAATGTTTAAAAGTGTCCCATTTTTTTGTAAATGGGTGTAATAACCTAAAAGTTTCATTATTTAAAATTTAGATTTTGAATTAGATTTGAAGACTTTTTTATTATTAAGATTATATTTCATATTATTTAAACAAATTTTTTATAATTTAATATTAAATGGATGTTAATATATTTAATTTTCAATTTTTAAATTATTGCTTAGTTATACAAAGTTATTTTCATCAAAACAAATATTATTTTTTTGAAGTAACATATATTTAATTTGAGAATATGATATTTCAGGATGAATTATAAATAATCTATTAATATCATCATTAAAACTTTTATTTGCATTAAGAAAATCGGTATTATTCCACCATAGATTATTATCATATAATAACTTTGATATTTCTACTATTTTTATGTTTTTACTAAATCTAACTTTTTTCATAATATAAAAATATTTGTTTTATATAAGAATATAATATTATTTTTATACTTTTTAAAATTTAAAATACTGATTTTATAATTAATTTTTTTATACTAATTTATTTAAGGTGTAAAATTATAAAAGTTATTTATTTTTTTACAATACTTTTATAAATCATTTATTTTTAAATATTGATTGAGTTATTTTATATATATTTAATTTTAAATTTAAAAAAGTATAAATTAAAATTAAATTTTAATTGCAAAATTATTATAATTTTTTTTAGAAAAAGAAGAATATTTTTACACATATTATTTATAACATTTTTATATTTATTTATATTAATAAAATAATTTGATAAATATAAATTATAGTATAATTATATTCATAAAATATACAATCAAGAGTAAAATTAGTAAGAATTAAATTATTTGAATTAAATTTTTTTACTAAAATATCAATAGA